TAAGCTCGATTGTCCCTCCATCCATACTTGCAAAATCGAAAATATCAACGTCAACGCCGAATTCTGATACGTCAACAGTCTTTCGGACGTTGCCGGAAATGGTGTACTTGCTAATTCCGAGAACCTTTGACGTACCGCCCATTGTTACCTTCTGAAAGCTCCCCGATAAAGTGGTTGCTCTATCAGCCATGATTTTTTTCTCCTAATGATTTTGTTATTCCTTGCGCCCCCTTATTGTCATTTTTTAAAGCCAGCTCTAAATTTATTTTATGTTCTTTTTCTTTCACGCTTCTGTAAAGTAAATGCGTTTTGCGGTTGATAATCATGGTTGTCATATGGCCAGCCGGAACTGACGTATCAACAAAAATCCGATAACCTGCCGCTTTGGCATCTTGACAAAATCCAATGTCCTCGCCAATGACCATGCCGTTTTCAGGGTGTTTTTGAAACCGGAACCACGGATAAGGCAGCTTCTTGAAAACAGAAGTCTCGACCATTAAACACCCTGAACCGGTTGCGTCGCATTCAACCACGCCGTTTTCATTCCATTCGTCAGTGCTTTCATATGCCCCATTTTCGATCCGCATAATTATTGGATCAAAAGGCGGGTATCTCCGACACACAGCGGCCCCCACAATTGGCAAGCGCCTTGATAGCAACGTCGGTATTGTTTTTTCATGATAAACCTGGTCCACGTCCATGAACAATACGTGCGTGCAGTCAAGAGATAGCGCCTTTTCGACAATGTCGTTTCTAAGTGTATCCACCGGCCCATTGTCGGCATGGATAAATTCATAGTTCGGCTTTTCCATGTGAACAAACGAGTAAAAAAACGATACCGGAACAAAAGGAAATGAACAGGGAATGCCAATTGCAAGTTTAATATTGGATATCATCATGGCTTCACCGCCATCATGCCCACCTGCCATTCAACAGGATCAACAAAGTAAGGATGTGCAATCGGCATTCGTTCGACTTTGACAAACCCTGCTTCTTTCATGACTTTTTCTAAAAGCGCACCGGAATATGCAAAAAGATGAGGCGATGGCTGAACGCCGGAATAGATGTAAAGATTGTTGAATTCAATCAACGCTTCTGGTGTCATATTTTCGATATATTTTTTTACCAAGAAGTCATAGTCCGGCACCGTTATTGCAATCTTGCCACCTGATTTCAAAAGTGAAAACCAGTACCGAAGAGCGTTTTTTCCATCCTCAAAATGAAAATGCTCCAAAATATGACCTGCGTAAATTTCATCTACTGTGCCAGCTTTAAATGGCAAACACGTTACATCGCAAAGAAGATCCGGATCAACCGATTCAAACTGATCAACATTCACAAAACCGTCAAGCGGGAAGTTGCCGCATCCAAGGTTCAAACGAATTCCATCTGTTTCACGTGGAACAATTTTTTGATTCTTCCAAAAATCAGCGCCCCATTTTTTGGCTAAATGAGCGTCATTTCTGGCACAAATTTCTTCGTATTGCAGTAACCCGGAATCTTGCATGTCTTTAAAAGTTTGAGAACCCTCATGATGGACGTAGCAATCAAGAATTGCGCCAATTTTATGGCCAGCTTCACGCGCACGGAAACAAAAGTCTATTTCCTCTCCTGAGCATGGCCATAGCGATTCATCAAATTCTCCAATCTCATAATAAAGCGACAGCGGAAAGGCCATGCAAAATCCGATAACGAAAGTGACTTCCTGAACAGCCCCGTCATAAATTTCTGACCATTCAGCAGCCGACTGATTAAGTTGGTCAACAGATTGGTATGGGTTGGCCTGAACACCTTGCACGCCTGCCGCATAATTGCAAACTGGCCCTACGATTGAAAATTCATCCAGCCCGGCAAGTAGTTTTTCACTCCACATATTTGTAACAATAACGTCATTATTTAAAAGAATAATGACATCGCCGGTCGCTGCCCGTATGCCCTGATTTACAGCTACCGGAAAACCGAGATTCGTTTCATTCCTGATGAGCTTTGTTTCGATGAATCCCGAAAACGGCGGTTTAAATGCCGGTTCAGATCCATTGTCAATTACGATGATTTCACAATCTTTGGTGTGCTCTAAAACGGCACGGATTGCGATATCTGAAAACTCATGTTGGTTGTATATGGGGATGATTATTGATTTCACCGATCACCGCCAACCATTTCAACGCACCCAATAGACATTTGAGCGCCGTTCATCACCGACTTATCATCAAAATCAACCATGCAAATCGGAAACTGGTTTGTCTCTGGATATGCAAATCCAAAAGAAGCAATCATTCCAGTCCCCAATATACCATTCCATATAAAATTGCATCTTTTGCCTACCGCCAAGTTAACCCCATTACTGTCTATGAATATTTCCACGTTGCCCCACCTTTGTCAGTTTTTTGATACCATACATTCAAAATCTAAATGGCAAGCCCATCCGCCATCTGCCCCATCCTGAGAAATAGAATCGTCATCAATCGGACCGACATCACTTTGTAATCGCATCCAGATAAGCGTTGAACCTGAAATTGTCAATGAGCACTCGTTGTACAGCGACTTGATGGCCTCAGCGATATCATGCACCTCGTTTGATGATGTCGGAGTTGCTGAAAATGCCGAAAATTGAATCGTAGGAAAGTCATATTCTTCAGTAAATGTAAATCCTGGATAACCAGCCATCCTGGAAAACACAACATAAGGGAACCTTGTCCCAAATGGTGCCTTACCATAGTAAATTTGGCCGTTAATCAGCGTATCAAGCGCGGACCCGGCACATTTGGCGTATATGGCGTTACGGAGTGCTTTCATTGGGGTTACTCGTGTAACTGTTTCATGTAACCGTCAGATGACCTGTCTGGCGTGAGTCCTCCGGTAGCGAATTCTCCTCTGATTATTCCAATATCAGCGCCGCCATCCAAAATGACAAACTTCCAATCCGGATACTCATTTTTTATATGAGCCTTAAGCCGTGAATATTGCATTGTGGTCAAAAGGACTGGAACCTTAATTACAATCAAATCGCCTGGCTTAATTTCAAGAACTTTTACGCTTTCAACAAACTCGATTTCATTCATTGCCCCTATCCCCTCACCTTGAACTTGCCAACATTAAAATCAGAAAAGCCACAATCCACAAAAATCCAAATCCAACAGCCAATTTAAGCTCTTCCATGCTCACCCCTTCATTCTAAAGAAAAGCCACCTATGATGGCCACCGATATCAACCGGCCTTCCCATGACATTGTAGTAATTTCCTTTGTAGCTCACGCGCCAATCACTTTTCAGGTCAGACCGGTATCGAATCTTGACCTTAAGAATCGTTTTTGGCGTTGACTGCATGGCTATGACCATTTCTTCGGACTGGAACTCGTCAACGATGGCCCAAATAGTCGCAACCTCAACCCATGTAGCTGTAAAACCTCCGCCTCCATCCGGAACCCGTTCGGGACGTTCAAGCGTAATCCTGGAGTTGAATTCGGACGGGCTTGGACCAGTTATGGCATTTGGTTTTTTATTCATTACTTAGGCCATGGAAACGTGATCAATAATTTTGCAAAAATGTTCTTCTCTTCACACTCCGGAAATATCGAAAACGCCAAACCGATAAGCCGACATGAAATAAGCGACCTAAGTTCATATAAAATATGTCCAATACTTCCACGTTCATGATGAACCACATTGGTTTGACAGGATATAATTTTCCAGCCTTTGCAAATTGAACAATGGCCCATTAGCTTGCCTCTGTATGATCTACCCAATGTCAAAATTCCGCCACAATCACATATAAATATTTTTTGGCTATTTATTGTTGGGATCGGATCGGTTATGGGTTTTGGTTTTAGCATTGACTTTTACAATTTTTAATGTTTTAATATTTTTGGTTGCGTGTCTGATTGGCTCAATTTGGCGTAATATTTTATCCTGTTTTTACGGGAACTACTTATTACTGCGTTTTGAACAGGTTTAATCCCTGTACGCAACTCATCAAAATCATCATCTTCGCAATATATAGTTCCCGCTTCACCTCTTATGAATTCTGAGCTTATCGCAAACCCTCCAAACCATAAGCCCAATTGCCCAAATAAAGGCGACGATAACCACGATAACCACAAACAAACTAATATCAAAACCGTCTCTATTGAGATTGTTGATAACCATTAAAGCGGCAGAACCAGTCATTAAAACTCCCCCCATAACCGATAATCAGCCGTCAAGGTATCTATCGCATTTTCAAGCGGCTGATCCCGATCCGCATGATAATATTTTTTCTCAGCGTCAAATTCAACGGCAGCCAGTAAATCAGCAGGAATTGAACTTGCAGCAGTCCACCCGCACACAAACCGGATAGCGATTGGCTTTGACGGATAAAGCGTTGTTGACGGCCATGATTCGCCATACGGCAGGACAAGCTTGCCGTGCTGATCACCGTTCGTTTCGACAATGTAATCTGTCACGGGTGTCATCGTGGTTACTGTGCCAGCCGTATCGGTGTACGCCACCGATGTTACGTTTTGCAGATTGCCAAACGGGATCAAGATATAGTTCTTATTCGGAAAACAATCCGGAAAGTAATCCCATGTCTGAGTCAGCAAGCGCCTACAAGTTATTTTCTCAATTGACAATCTGGCAGCGGCGATAATCCGAGTCAACTTGTCATCCTCGGCTGTTGTAGCCGAATTCGTGACAACAGAAACGCCAAATTCACAGGCCGCAAGTAGGACCTGGGCCACCACGCGGATCTGAGATGCCGTGCCAGTGTATGCTTTTTCGTAAGTTGCGTTGTCATTTGCCGTCGTGACCTGAGCAAAAGCGCCTCCCGTCCAATCAGCCCATGTCGAACCATTGTATTCTTGGATCTTTGCATCCACGGTTCCGGTTGCGCCATTTGTCCCGGCTTCAAGGTACACGATGGCCTGTTTGCCTGCCACTGACACGCCAGACCCTATCAGCGCGTATCCAACCGTTGTAGCATGACTTCCAGGCGCAATCGTTTGGGTATCTTCCATATTACCTGCAAAAGTTTCAGAATCGATGCGCAAATGTCCCTTGAGTTCTATAAGCGAAATCGGTTCAATCGTGGGCTGTGTTATGCAAATAAGCTGCATTTTTTAGACCGCCACTTCTTCCCAAACAAAATGAAACAGCATCGAAGCGGTCCCGCCTACAGAATGAAATGTTAAGATGGCATATCCAGGTGGAATCACAATTCCGCCTTTGATATCATAAACATTTCCGGCCAATTGCGGAATTGTGGTAATCGCTCCCTCCATCGTCGATCCAAACGTTCTCACCAGGACAGGGGTCCCGACTGTGGCACCATCATCTGTCAATGCTACCGTAGTTGCGTATCCCCACCGTGCGCACCTCGGAACGATGGCCTGGGCCATGTCGCCAACTGCGCCAATCATCAGACCCACAACTCCCTCGGCAGGGTTAACCACGTCAGATGACCACCCGAATTCATGTATAATATAATTTTTACCGCTTGTGGATGGATTGCCGACTCCGAGTCCAGTCCACGTAGTCGCAAGGCCAGCAGTTACAGCAACTTTTGCCTGATTCGCTACTGAAAACAAACGACCATTGATAGCCGCATCTGCAAGGCTCCCTCCGCCAGAAGCAACCACCAGCCTCCTGTCTGAATCAATAAGAGGTGGGCGGCCCGTACCATTAATGTCTTGTCCGTACATATTTTAACCCTCCACGGCTACAAAGCCGCCATTTTTATTGCGTTAATTTTTCTAAGATCCTGAATCCACATGCCGTTGTGATAGATAAACTCCTCACCGGTATCAACGGCATGAAATTCTGAACCTTCTGGAGCTGCGGTCGGTTTTGCATCGGACGCAGCTCCGTTCCATCTTTGTTTTGTTGCTTCAAGGCAAACGGTCATGTGGCCACCTCTTAAAGAATAGCTGATGCATAGGCCCCAGGAGACATCGGTGCGTAAAAAAGATGAGCCGTTGCCGCAATTGTGGCGGCCTGGGTAGCGTCGCTTGACGTCATGCCAATAACGCCAACGGTGTTGACGCCAGCAGCAGAACGACCGCCCAAAATTGAGTGCTTGCCAGCAGTTTCAACATCGGTTAAACCTGCGCTATCTGTGATGATCGCCGCAGTTGCAACCGCACCGCCCACATAAACAATCCGGCCATATGCGCCCAGACTTGCTATGCTGGCACATTTGGCACATAAAACATTTTTGGCAATGACCGGGGTTGTGAATGTCGTATAAAACAGAACTTGCGTAGCGTTTGCATCAGCAGCAGCCGTCAATTCAATAAACAGCTCCATGATTTTAATTCTGCCGTAGATGTTGAACAGATTGGTATCAACGCCGCCTGTAGTGAAGTTTGCAGCTACCAAAACTCCGCCAGTCGTTTCAACGTGCAACCCATTGATGATGTCGCCAATTCTGGCGATTGTACTCGGTGCGTAATTAGGCATTTTCGGTCTCCTTCTTGCCCTGTTTTGTAGGGGCGATTGGCATTTTCTCCAGAATGGTCAACCGTTTCTCGATTGCCGCTATTTTCTCCATAATTTTGTCATACGCGACCAATGACGCTGTCTTTGCGGCGGTCATTGCGATTTCTTGCACTTGTTTTATTTCGTCTTTAAGCATTTTTTCAGCTCCTTGCGCCCATATTTCAGGGCGCTTTAATTTACGCTATGGCAGTAGGCGGAGTCGTCTGCTGATAACGCGCACCGTCGAGCATATACAGCACTGACACAATATTTCCAGCGTCGCCAGCAGCCGCGCCAAGTTGAATCCACGGACGGCCAGCGGTAAGGATCGATGCGGGAATGTAAAAACACACCAGCACATTATCGCCAGCCGTAGCATTGATGGTATAGGTAACTGCGTCGGTTGCGCGAACCATCGTGTCTGACGTTTGGCATGCCAGGTTGTACCAAATTGGAAATTCAGCGCCGGTGGTAATTGGATAGGTTCCGGCAGCGGCTTCGGCAGCGGTTGCGCCTTCGTGCACTGTCAGCACAAGGTGGTTTGCATCTACTGCAAAATCTTCGTGGATGATAATCAAGCAGCCTTTTGCGTTTTTCAGGCAAATTGCATCGGACGTATCGGCCAGTGCATTTGAGGCAACCGGCTCGTGACCTTCAATAATCGGAAACATTTCGGGGCAAAGCTTCATAATATTTTCTCCTTTAAGCCGGGGCTATGCCCGGCGTTTCATGTTAGGATCTGGTTTCCAAGGTGATGAAGTGTGATTGGGTTGCAGACGCGCCGCCCTTATAGGGGGTCAGCGCGGTTGCTCTTACCGGCTGCCCATCGATCCTGAGAACAAACCGGAAGCACGATTCATCGTAAATAAACCGCACATGGATTGACATGTCGGCCTTGATACCACCCTTTTCGGCAAGGACGTATCCGTCCGCAAAGTTGCCAAGTACGATATCGCCAGCAGTACCAAGTGCGCTTGCCTGTTCAATGGCAATAGCCGGAAGTCCCTTGATTTGGGCATATGGGGCGCTATTCATGCCGCCAGGAGGAACATAAACCGGAATCCCGCCAGTTCCTACAGAATATGAAAGCTGAGCAAGCTGGGGTTCGATCATCTGGTTGTAATACCAGACATAATTTCCAGTCTGACGCGCAAATCGCCGCGAATACATTTTGTCAATGTTTTCAGCCAAGATCGTAGCCGCAGTTTGGCCAGTTTCCTTGCTGACAGTAACCAGTGAGCCGGAATTCAGAATACCCAAAGGCTGTCCTGCGCCAGTCCCGTTGAACATGGCCTCGTCAACCTGGAACCCGAATTCGCCGATAAATGCTTTGCGGATGATTTCCTCAAGCTGAGCCGCATCGTCCAGGTTTTCATCGGTTGCATAACAAAGTCCGATGAGTTTTTGCAGGTTCAGTTCGATGCGTCTGAATTTCGGCTTGCTTTTGGTTTTCTCTTCGGCTTCGGAGGCCCAGTATGCTACCACTCCGCCGTAACGACTGGAAACACGCGATGTTTCATCGACGCCATTAATGACCGTTCCGTTTGAGTTTCCGGAAATTGGGATTCTTCGGCCCACCCGTTGTGACAATATTCCGGTGTCAAAGACCTCCTCAAGCAAAGCCGCTGCGAAGTCCTGCTGGACAAGAAACCCACCATCGCTGGGCGTAGTTTCGTTGAGCCCTGATGCAGCCGCGTTAAAAAGTCTCGGATCGACACGACCGCCCGGTAGTCCTGCATTCATTACACTGGCAAGTTGCTGGCCGAAAGATTCAAACTTGTCTTTTTTTGCGGCTTCAGGTTGCCTGGGCTGAGTGTTTTTAGGAGCGCTTGATGGTGTTGCAGGTTTTTCCAGTGCTGCGCTAACCCGTTCCTGGCGCTCAAGGGTAGCTACCGTTCTATTGATTTCTTCGACCGTGTCAAGGATCTCGTTTTTGAGGGAAATCTCAGAATCGAAAAGATCCCGACTTTCGCCAATGGCTTTGGCGTCCATGTCTGCGGTTTTTTTCATCAGGTTTTTGATGTCTTCCTTATACTGACTGATAGTTTTCATTCTTTTTTTATCTCCTTAAAGTTGGGTTAATCATGGCAATAATAAAGGCGCAAAATCAGTGAGTCAGCACTGACTTGCGCCTCGTTTATTCTATTCGTCTGTCCATCCCTGGCCGGGGATAGACAGAACCATGATTATTTTTGTAGATTGTTTACTTTGTAGGGGCCAAAACCTCTGCCCGTATCAGCAAGTCACTGACTCGATCTCTTTTTTTCATGGGAATAACCACGGCAGCCTCACGCTGATCCGCATCAGGCGCAACGTCGCGTTGTTCGCCTTTATATCCACTCGATAAAATAGATTTTGCCATTGCTTCAGAACACCCGCCATCACGGAGAATGCGTTCTAATGTCCTTGCGTCTGGTTTTTCTTTTTTTGCTATAATATTTTCCGGAATGCGCTGAAATTTTGCCTTTTGCATGACCGGAACAAACTTTGCGCATGCTGTAATATCGGCTTCACCATATATTTCGTCAATAAATCCCATCTCAAGCGCATCTACAGCAGATAGCCACGTTTCTGCACCCATGAGGCCATTAATTTCATCCTCGTTCTTGCCTGTTTTTACTGTATATGTTGTGGCGATAGAACCATTGACCTTGTCCAGTTTATCGGCGAAATCGCGCATATCATCCGAGTTACCGTAGGCCGCGCCTGATGCCTTGTGAATCATAAACAGCGCGTTGTTTGCCATCACCACCTTATTCCCAGCAAGCGCAATAACAGAAGCAATAGAAGCGGCAAGGCCGTCAATGTATGTGGTCACGTTTGCGGGATGCTGCTTGATCAAATTGTGAATCGTGATGCCATCAAAAACAAGCCCTCCTGGGGAATTGATATGTAAATCAATTTGAGATGCCTTAATTTCAGACAATTCCTTTTGGAACCCTTTTGCGGTTATTCCTGAGCCATCCCACCAATTTTCTCCGATTTCTTCGTATATCCATATTTCGCTTTTATCGGCTTTGTTTTCAATTTTAAACCACTTTTTCATGATAAATCTCCAGTGTTTGCAATTCTTAATCTGGATATATTTTTGACCGGCTTTTTTATTTTTTCCGGCTCAATGATTGACGGCCCAGTTTGGCTTCCTTGATAGTCAAGGTATTCATTGACCTTTGATAGCGGGATCATATTAAGCGGAATGAACCTTTCGTCGCCATTTTCAACTGGGTCCTTACCTTCATATTCCCTTATTTCATTAATACTCAGCACCCCAATGCCGAAATATATTCGGTGTACTTCTGCCCTTATTTCGGGACTTCCACGTAGCAAGCCATCAAGATTATGTCTGGTGAACAGCCGTTGTTTGTATCGCTCATCAAGAGATAAAAGCTGCATGTTATATATCGACTCAAGACGTATAACCACAGGCATTATCGAGTCGGTCACATAAGAAATTTGCTCCTGTTCAATATTATTGAATGAGCTTTTCGACATTTCTTTCAGTTTGTGGACCGGCAGATTGTACCATCGAGCGATTTCTGATATTTGAAACGTTCTGCTCTCTAAAAATTGCGAATCTTCAGGAGGTATGCCAATCTTTTCGAGGCGCATTCCTTCTTCAAGGATCAATTTTTTGTGAGATTTTGCAAGTCCATCGATACCAGCGAATGACTCCTGAAGATTCGCGCGTGCCTTATCATCCAACTTGCCTGGGTGCGACAAGATACAGCCGACATGCGTTCCCTGCCCAAAGTACAGCGCCCCAAATGTTTCAAGTGCCATTGACAAGCCAAATGACTTTCTGGCCATAGAAACAACAGAATAACCTACAAGCCCATCAAACCCCAATCCTGGAATATGGAGCACTTTTTCACGCGGAAGGGTTATTTTTTCGCTGTCAACGTCTATTTCATAGAAAATTTGCGAATCTTTAATAAACGGACGAACTCTGTTTGGCGTTATCGGCCATAGCTCGACAATTTCTCCGTAACCATTGCGGACAATTTCAGCATAGGCATTGCCCCATAACAAAATATGGGTAATCATTATTTCACGCGCTATCTGAGCGCTCATGAATGGATTGAATTGATCATGGAGAACGCGGTATAGCTTTTTGTCTTCAACATGCAGGGTTTTTTGCTGATTTTTTCTGAGAACGTGAAGAGGAAGTGTGGAAATTGTGCCAGAATAAAGAGTTACGGCATTCCAGATGGCAGAATATGTCATGGCGGTATCTTCTGTGACCGTTTCGCCAGACAACGATTGTGATCCGCGCATATTCCATAGGCCACGATCCCATGCTTTAGGATCATTAACCCCAAGATTGAAAAACCGCTTTATTCGGTCAAATATTTGCAAATAACCCAGCCTTTTTTAAAGATTGGCTGAATTATGCATTATTGCATATTGTTAAATCAAGTAAAAATTTACAGTAATTTTATATAGTTGGAACATAACGGAACATTTATGAAAAATTTACTTGACTTTAATTTTTATTATTATAATATGAGTTACACAAAAAGGAGTGAATATGAAACTTTCTGACCTTGCAGGCCAGCCAGTAACCGTACTTAAAAACAAAGGCTATTTTTCAACTGATACGACAATGCGGGTTGAATACATTTGTGATGACATTGAAATCGGATTCGAAGATGTTGAAATTATTCCGGCAGTTGGTGATATCGTCACTATCGGCGATGATGAATTCGTGGTAATTGAGCCGATTGTTCACTTTTGGGGCAATAGGTATCCGTATGTGGGTGTAAAGCATTGCGGCATAATAATCGGAATTGATTCGCCAGGAGGAAATGCGATAGACGCTAATCAAATCAAGAAGCTACTTATTGACGATAAAGGGGCTATATAATGGATATTTTCGCTGAACTTGAAAAACTGAGAATGAAACATCATGAGAATGATTGGTACACTTGCCCTAAACATCCGTCATACGAATATGGCGACAAGTCAGGAGAATGTAATTGTGGCGCCGACGATCACAACGAAACGCTTGACGGGGTTATTGAATGGCTCGAAACCCATCGAATAACTTATTGATTAGCTTATAAGGACTTAAAAATGAGCGAGCAATCATATAGAAACGGTTTTCACGACGGATGGTTTTTTGATGGAGATATTGTTATCGACATTGATTATGAAAAAGGTGTTGTCGATGGTAAAAAAGCGAGGCTTGAATCAGACGAAAAAGGAGCGGCGGACATAATGGAGACAAACGGAAAAGGCATAACCGAAACCAAAAAACCAAAAGAAATAATAACAGCGGAGCGTGAATCTGTACGCCGAAAACTCTCTGAATGTTTTAAGTTAATCCAAAACGCTTCAGACTCCTATGAGCACACGACAGGAGATTGCATCAAAGAAGTGACGTTCAGTCGCATTGATGTTGCCATGGATGGAGCTGAATGCCAAAAGTTTGAAATCGGGCGTGTTAATTTGATTTTTTATTGAGGAGAAATGATATGGGTGTTTTGTACTACGCTTGCAATTTGGAAACTAAAAAAGCATACGAGCTTGGAAAGGGGGATTGGTATAGGCTTTCCAAAAAAGGATTTATCGATGCTTCAGATGCAGAAAAATTAAGAGAGGAAATTACAGAAAAGGTGATTACGACCCCGCAATGGGACGACGAGACCGTTAACAACGTATCGTATCACAAAATGATTGCCATATCGCTCAGCCTGCTCGGAAATAAGCTTGAACTTGTAAGTGACGATATGCTTGAAAGCCTTGGAACTGGTTTTGTCGTAATAGGAACACGATATAATTGAACTGAGTTTTTGAAATAAGGAGGTAAAATGGGTGATTTTGCAGGCTTTGTGGCACGTACCATATCCGGAGTATCGGCAACCGAACTAATGAACCATATACGCGATGAGCATCGTGGCCGTAATTTGTTTGCCGACGATGATCTTGGCATTGTAACCGGCATTGTCAAATCGTCATCACCGTGGGCATGTATCGAGGGCTTATTGTTTTGTGAAAAAATAGAACGGTTTTCGGTTTTGGCTGAAAAGTCAAATGTTGGCGAGGGTGATTTCTGTTCATGGAGGGAGATTGAATAATGGATATTTTTGCTGAACTTGAAAAACTGAGAAGGGAACATTACGTAAACGATGCTGATTGCTGGTTTTCCTGCCCAAAAAGTGGGGAATGTTGCGATGAGTGGATGATCACACATGCAGAATGTACTTGCGGTGCGGGAGAACACAACGAAACGCTTGATGGGGTTATTGAATGGCTGAAAGACCCAATCAAGGCCATCGAAGATATTGCCAAAATAAATCAAATTCTCTATGTGATAACTTTTTATAAACGGCAGGGCTCGTGGGAATCGAATAAATGAAAAAAGAAAGTAACCCGCCGCCAAATTTCCCAAAACCGAATCCGCCACCTGCCCCTCCAAGATCAAGGATGGCATCACGTTGTTTTCAGGATTGGTTGGACAATGAATGGCCGTTATTGGCTATTAACCACAATGCCATTGGAGAACTTTCTATCAGGCGAATATATGATTCAATCATCAAGTTTAATAAGGAATAAGCCAAATGAAAAAATGCAAATGCAAACGGCCCAAGTGCGGACATGAATGGTGGCCAAGGACTGACAAAAAACCGGTTCAATGCCCAAATTGCAAAAGCACTAAGTGGGATGAACCAGAAAAGAAATAGCGGAACATAGAATAATCTACTTCTTTGACGATGGCCTCCCTTTTTTTGCCGGAGCCTGATTAATTTCTGGCTCCGGTTCTGCTTTTCCTCCATTAAGAAGCGATATTCCTTCATTTTTTGAAATGTGCTTCAACTCTTCGTCGGTTATTTCTGGGTCTATGGTTACTCCCTGATTCGCAAACCTGCATCTCAACACGCTTTCTCTTGTCACTCTTACCGAGCCGACTATTTTCTCAGCCACAAGGTGCCCGTGAGCAATCCAAAGCCGAATGCATCGATCCGTAACCGAAAAAAAGGTTGCAACCTCGTCTATTCTGAGTAATTCTTTTTTGGGTAGTTCAAGCATATTGTCTAAACCTTTTTTTATATTCTAAGTTAAAAGACTGAATGCACTTTATATAAATTTGCCTTGCCCTACACGGTGAAAAGCCAAATATTTCGCCAATTTGCTTAAATGTTTTTTTTTCTAATCTCAGCTTGCATATTTCAATATTTTTAATCCTTTTGTGATATGGCAATTTTTCCATTTCACCCCTTTAATCAAGCATTATAAGGCCCCTGGTTGCATATACAGATTCTTTTGGCTCCATATTAACGTCAGCAACGCCGCACGCCATCACACCAGCCGTAGCGCCGTCTATTCTGCCAGTGGACAGGCTTTTAGACAAGCGACGATAATCGTCCACCTCTTTGACTACAGCATTACTCATACACCATGTCATGACCGGATTGCCATCGTGCATCACTTCCTTATTTTTCAGCCAGCCTTCAAATTTCTCAATTGCTGGATGCATCGAGCGTGGTTCCTGGCCAAAGGGCATGATTTTAATGCCTTCTTGATGACCGAAATCCCAAATCTTCTTTTCTTTGTCCCATTTACCGTGAATCAGGATCACGCCGGCATCTTCAGCGGCAGAAAATAAATCATTCACCATAGCTCTGTCATAGGCAATGCCTTGTAAATCATAATCAAGCGCAACCTGCTGCATCTTCTTGATGACATATGATTTCTTGATTGTCTTGACTGGCGGAGCATCGATCCATTTCTTGTCTCGCCAAACATCATACGGAACATGATCTTGATCGCATTTCTGCTTTAGGTTCGTGCCTGGAACCCAAAAAAAGGATTTTAAACGCCAAACTGGATCATCCGGTATGGGTTCAAACACCAAAACAAGGGATGTCAAGTCATTTACGCGGGAAAGGTCAAGTCCGCCCCAGCATCGGCGGTTGAGGAGGATCGATTCGTCAAAGGATTCATCCTTACATTGGAGCCATGTGTCAGCTTCGATCCATGGGTTAAGGGCTTCAGTCCACTGACAAAAATTTAATCGTTTAACATCCGACATTCTTGACGGTAATCCCCTTGCCTCTGTCACCTGTCCTCGAATATAATCATATCCTGGGATGCCAGCGGCAAGAGACGGGTTAGCCTTGATCCACAATGATTCATCCTCAAGATATTTTTCATCAATCTCATCTTCAGGGTCAAGTGAGCAGATAAACGAAAAAAATTCGTCATTCTGAATTATTTCGTTGGAAATTTTCACTCCCATCTCGTGATATTCCCAACAGATTGATGTTTTATCATGTCCAGAATTGGTAATCATGAACATTAATGGTTGCCTGCGGAACTTAAACCCGGCACGAAGCATTGAAATAACATTGCCATCAGGGTGCTCGTGAATTTCATCAATAAGCGCCATGTGTGGCCGGGGGCCTGATTTTCCCTTTTTTGTATCTGTAGCGATAACCCTGAAAAAAGAATTTGTGGCAAGATATGCAAGATTCCATCTCTTTTCTCCCACGCCTGAAGCCGTTAATCTTTGTTGCAACTGAGGGCTTTGATCGTAGAACGCGCATGCATCCCGAAAAAGTATCATCGCTTGATCCTTGAGCGTTGCTGCGCTGTACACCTCACTTCTTTGCTCGTTATCAGCTACGAGTCCCTTTATTCCTGCGCTTGCACAAAGCGGAGATTTACCAGATCCTTTTCCTGTCTCAACATATACGACCCTAAAACGCCTTGTCTTGTCACTTTTCCGTTTCCATCCGAAGATTGAACCCCAAATAAATGCCTGCCATGGTAAAAGGATAAACGGCTTTCCCTCAAACTGCCCACCGTTAAGACAAAGACATTCCTCATTAAAGGCTATAGCTTCGGATGCTTCTGTCTCGCTATAAAAAAGACCACGCTCTTTACCATGGACCAAATCGTTTAAATGTCGCTGGCAAGCTGCCCTTACGTGAGGACCGGCAAGGGTCTTTCCGGCTGACAAAATTGTTTCTGCAAACTCAGTGGCCCTGTCATGGCAGTCTTTTGGCTTTTTAGCCATTAATCAAAAAACCTTTCCTTGTCGTCTTTCTTTTTTTTCTCTGGTGGCCGCCCAACTTTCTGAGCCGAAGCAGGCGAAAGGCCAAACTCATTCATCAGTGCATGAACATGCCGTGACGTGTCTTTCTGGATATTCACTTCAGGCCACATCTTGGCGGAATAAAGCGTATTGCCTTCAGCATCTTCACCGATAATCACCTTATGGGTAAACCCGTTGTCGAGTAAGAACGCATCAAGACGCTCAAGCTGTTCCATCTCCCGGCATAACAGCGCAAGCATTTCAGTGTGAGAAGCCGATGCAAGCCCCAGGTGCATCAGCCGATTCTTGACAAGGTGCTGGAATATCTGCTTAGCCCTCTTGTTGAGCGTTGATGGAGGAACTGCAATTTTGTCTGATGGCGGGGCAACCTTGCGCTCCCTGGATCTCTCGCGGGTGCCCTTGGCTTCTTTGATAACGAGGGGTATTACTTTGCGGCCTGAGCCTAGTCTGGCTGGCATAAACTCACCTCTTGACCTTTAAATATTCTGAATAAGACATTAAAGCATTCATCGTGAATATTTTCAAAAAACTCAAGCCTGAAGGCGTCAACCTCTTCAATTGACCCTGCCTCTTTAATTCCATAAGTAGGCCCTTCGCTTGAATCGTAATTATCTGGAGAGCAATAACCATGATAAACGTAAAACTTGCTTTCTTCTTGCATGTTACTTTCCTTTATTCAAAAAAACATTTAATCATTGCTCCAATAAGAACCCCGATACCAAACAAAAAAACACTTAAAGCAACTTTTTCATATAGCTCCATTATTTTCTCCAGTGATGCCCCGAGTCAAGCGGCATTCC